ATATGGTATCAGACGGCAATTTGCGATAGCCTTTGTACTTCAAATATCTGAAATACTCCAATCTTTTATATGCAGCGCCGTCTTTTTTTATCTTTCTATCTTTTAGCAATTTTTCATACATAAATATCGCTTTGGCAATGGAAAGCGAATTATTCATAGTTGTGTGGCTCATAATAAATCTTCTTTTTCTTGGTCTATTGTTTTTGAATGTTTATAGTTAATCAGCTTCTCTTTAATATCGTACAAATCTTTTTGCAATATTTCGTAAGGTTTTTTCCATTGTCCGCTACCGACACAGGGAACTCTTGTGGATATAGTCATTTCCAGACTGTTAATCAATAATTGAACTTCTGATTCTGTGTATTTTATAGTTACTGTGGCTATCTGATCCATATTAACACCGGTACTCTTTTATTACTTCACTGACTCTCTTAATTAAAAGAAATACGCCAGCGATAGCAACCAGCCATAGGATAACCGCTATTGCTAAAATAAACATATTGGCAATGAATGTTGCAATTCCCATCATTGTAATCCTCCTTTATATTGGACTTTCATCCCCTTTAAATTCTTTTTCGCCTCCAAACAATTCTTCGATCCTATCAACAACCTTTTCTTGATTCTCTTTGGCGATCTGCTTTATCAATGACGATCCTTCCGCTTCTTTCAGCTGCCTTTTATGTTCGTGGATAGCATCATTGAACGACAGGGCATTATCTCTGTCTTTTTCTTTGGAAGCCATATCTTTATAATACTCGATACATCTCTTATGGAAGGCTATTGGGCCAATAGTGCCGTATTTCATACAAATATGCATCAATCTGCCGAAATCACTGCTTTCATCAAGGCTTATCGGTTCTTCAACTATTTTTTTGTGTTCAGTCGTTGCCAGTGTCGCGGATACTTTTTTGAAATGTTCAATGGCATCAGCAATGGAAGGCACATAATGGGGTTTCAGCTTTTGAATCCACCCCTTCCATCCGGCTTTTAATACTTCAGGGCCGAAAGTGCGCAAACCCTCAACCCAATCAATGATCTGACGCTTATGTAATGTAATCCGCCCTTTGTTTATAATACTTAAATACTCTGCGAAATCTTTTATGTATTTTGTTTGAATAAATTTTGAGTAATCTTTTTTCTCAACATCCGACATTTTTCTGTATGGCTTTGTGTTATCAGACATCGTAATCAATATCCATATCTTCAATGTTATCGGTGGAGAAACCATATAACGCCGTCCAATGATCGAATATGCCCTGTATTGACTTGTCCAGATGGCGAACCATTGTAACAAGATTATCAACATAAACGGTCTTTAAATCACAGTCAGGAATATTCTCAAGCAATGACAACCAGCTTTTCATCACATTGGGATTTGATGGCGGTCGATTATATTTTACCCAGTTTGGCAAATAGATGACATTGTTCTTATCGTCAAACTGCAGCATATCCCTGTCCTGTATTTCCTTGAACGCTTTTTTGAATCTGTCTGGCTCCCAACGCAAATGGTCTAAACAAGCGCCCATACCCACACTATAAAACCCCGGTAAAGGCGTTTTAATAGGCCCACACAGGAAGAACAGCCATAGAAGCTGCCCATCCTGCGTTAAAGCCTTAAAGTCAGCAGAAACCCAAGTTCTAACTGATACTTCATAATATCTCATCCGGAGATCATCTTTTTGAGCTTATTGATTGTGCTGTCAGCTGCATCGGAAGTATGCAACATATCTTTATCCAACCACAATGATACACCGGTTCGTACATCGGCACACTGCTCGGCCTCAATCAACTTTTCAATCTCTTTGCGCTGTTCGCCTGTCATTGCTACTGCTTCGTCCGGCTCTTTCTTGCCATTTTTAGCTTTCTCAACCCTTGCTTTCAGCGCTTTTGTTTTTTCATTGGTTGCATTTACCACAATCTCTGCCGGTGCTTGTGCCTGCGCCATCTCATCATCGGTATAGACACCGCTTAAATTGTTTGGAAAAGCCTTCCGCAACGCCAATGCTTCGGCACACTTGCCCAGCATTAGATACGGCATCTTTTTCCACATAAACGATTCATTACCTTTAGGACAGTAAGCATCCCATATCGCCGTAGCGGAAAATGAGACTCTTACGCCGCCTACGATCTTATAGACAGTCGCAGTTGCTGTAATCGGCTGTTCAATGTTAGCCTTCAGCATTTCATACATCGTCAGATCATTGTTAAACAGGTAATCATCATTACCGGCATAGTGGCCTGTTCTTTCAGCAATGGCCCTAAAGCCGTCAATCCCTGTTTGGATCGTTGCCTTACCACCCCTTTTAATGAAATGAATCTGTCTGCTTAATGGGTCAAGTCCAGTACGGCTGCACTGGTACAGAAATAGTTTCAGCTCATTATCTGTTGCGCCATTGGCAACAGTTTCTTTTATTGTGGCAATCTGTCCCGGTGTGAAATCGACATCTTGGATCACCACGCTTGTGTCTTTCGTCATCTTATCCTCCTATATTGATTTAATGCGAAAAGGTCTTGATACGCTTTTGTAAGCATATTTCTCATAAAGTTCAGGATTCTCTTTTTTTAAAGCAGAACTTTTGAATCGTGTGGATTCAACTGGCTTGTAATACAGGCGAAAACCGGTACAATCAACTAAGACCCGATCACCCAGCGTGGCCTTGATCTCCTGTTTCTTTCCTTCCACCAGGTCGGCAGCTTCTTCCTGCAATACTCTCAATGATGCGAAGTCATTCATAAGTGCATCAAGCGAAGTATCGAATGGTATGTCTTCAGAATCTCCCTGTGCGAGTTCCATTAGTTTTTCTCCCTGACAGGTATTGCGAAATTCACAATTGCTACAGCGCTTGTCTTTTGCTTCCAGCCGTTCAGGTGCAGGGCCGTTCTCAACCATCCGCCAAAAATTGGTTCCGGCATCAACAATCGACCCCTGTAATTCTGCATCTCTTTCAACATCAAAGTGAACAAACTCCCAATTATCCGCCCACAGAACAGCATAACTGCCCCAACTTCGATTGGTAGTTAATAAGTAGTGTTGCATCTGCCATATCCAACTGGTCGGTATCCCCTCATCCCTGATCTTATAATACATTGGCCTGCCAACTGACTTACATTCCAGTATCCCGGTTTTGCGATCGTCAAAAGCGACAATCTCAGCATCAAGATGTGCCATTGCCCAAGAATGGGCGCTATTGGTTATCATACGATTTACCCGGCGAATTTTCCTGCCAGTGCGCAGAACATACTCATCCCTGATCAGTTGCTCAAGCTTGTTTCCCCTTTGCATAATATTGGAAGCAATGACCGGATAGTCAGGTTGTTGGCTCGTCTTTTCGTACCATAACTTTCGCGAACATCCGTATGGTTTCTCATAAAATAAATGGTGAATGTCCGATCCACCAAGCCCTGTGAGGCGTTCTTTTAGGAATTGCTCTCTATCCATTGGTTACTCCCTGTGTTTGTCCGTTAAATTCCCAAGCGCAATATAAATAATGTCAGGTGTGAGTCGCGGAACATTGCCCTCAACACACCGGGCAACCATTCTTCTGATGTCCCTTGATACCATATCCCCAATCACTTTAATAGCATCATCACTTACCTGAACATTGCGCTCATTAAACAGTTTTCGTACTTGTGAAGCCTTGATTATCATTTTTTAGTCCTCTTGTTTCGGCTAAAAAGTACGCCAAAATACGCTTTTCTCCTAATATATTATGAGAAATTCCTATACTTCAACAGACCTGCGGAACCATCCAAAGTAATATTTCCACAATGAAGGTCTTTTTTTGCAGAGGCCTACATAATAGGCAACACGATATGCGGTAAGTCTTTCTGGTTCAAGCTTTGTGTCTTTAACAGCTTTTAATGTAGCGGGGCCAAGCTTCCCGTCTTCTTCAATCCCTGCGCCTTTAGCGTTTGCCGCCTTCTGGACTATCTTAACGGCTTTTGAATAACCCATATTCACAACCATATCAAGATATATCTCCTGTAATTCCGGGGGAAAGGAGTTTGCCTTAGAAGGCTTATAATAATGTTCGTTATAAATGTCCACGGCCTGATCGTATGTTAAGTTCTCAATATCAACATCCTTGTGCGCTCTCTGGCTTATACCATATTTAGTGGTCCCGCCCGGATCGTCAGGATCGCGTGTTAGCTTTGAGCCGCCTTCTCTTTCAATAATGTTTTTAACCATTTCTTCAAACGATCTGTCCATTTTTGTTTCCCCTCTTTTTTTTTACTTTGATATTTTTTTAGATTATCTACATTGTTATTCATTTCAACATATTCGCCAAAATTCTTTTCAAGCAGCTCAAGTCTTGTAACAAGATTAGTGGTACTGTGATTTAGCATATTGACTGCGCGAACAATGTCATGTCTGGAAATTGTCTTTCTATTTTTCATACCTGTATTTTCATTATTGTAACCGGTTCGTGTAATTTATCGTATGATTTTGCGTGGTATGCTTCTGTTTCTTCTGACACGGCATACCCAGTCTTGATGTTTCTCACATTATTTAGGTCGATCCTGATGCCGTCCCGGTTGCCGTTATCGTGAAACACATAACAATTCTGTGATGCGCGGCCTTCAAGATTCAATGCTCTCTCACTGTAATCATTAGCACCAACCAGCGATGCCGATCTGGAAAAGGTGTCGCCAACCCTTGCAGAGTGTATGTGGCCTGATACCACATAATCCAAATTAATGCCTCTTGATGTATATACACCCTTGATCTGATTAATGGATGTTTCGTGGTTTGCTTTTATTCTTCCGTGTCCATGCATAAATAAAACTTTTTGTCCCGCCAGGTCAATAACCTTTTCCATCGGATCTCCATCAATGAAATCTATATCGTTATCTTTGAATATATAACGCAGCATATTAACAATGGTGTGATCGTAGTTATCAGTGGCTACCACATCTGTCCAGCCGTAATCCTTCTTGATTCTTGATTCGTTGCCGCTGACACTTAATACAGACAAGTTAAAGCTTTTTTGCATATCACGAAGCATCTGCTGGTATAGATCAACAGCACAGAACACCGCAGCCGATCGGTTGCCGGCGTTGGTAAGGTATTCATCCAATCTTCTGTCAGAGTTAAGTAAATCGCCTGTAAAGGCCACAAGAACATTTGATACGCCAGATACCTTAAAAAACATTTTAGCGCGCTCTGTGAACAATTTTAAGCGCTTTCCGGCTACTTCATAGTTAAAGGTGTTATGTGGCAGATCGACACGCTCATTTAAGTGGTTGTCTGATAGCTGCAGCACACCAACACAACTGTTGTTTTCTTTTTTTATCTTTTTAAGGGGGGATAGCTTATGCTCTTTTAATAAGTTAATTAGCTTTTTATTTAATTCAGAAACCGCATTTTCTACCCGAACATATTCCCTGAAGGACTTACGCTCGATCCGGTTGCGATCCTGATAGCTCTGCTTCTGCTTGCTTAACCGGACATTCTCAACAATGGTGTCCCGGCTGTTGCGAACAGGATATATCGTCCGATAATTACAATGAGAACAAAACCAACGCTGCTTTCGCTGTCCGTCTTTGGTTTCTTTATGCCCCTTGCGTATTAAATTTGAGGAGCCACAATCAGGACAGCTTAGATAATTGCCCTCATCGTCTATAGCTAAAAATGGCATTACAGAATAATATCTTTACCATTTCCAAAATATTTTTACACCAGCCCGCGCAATATCAAGGACTTCCTTTACGACATGATCTCTTTCCTCATCCGTAATTTTCCCATCTTTTGCCGCTTCGTGATACGCATCAAGAGCTTCTTGAATCTCTTTCAGCACTTTACGATATTTAGTTGCAGCAAAGGTTACGCAACCGCCAACTATTATTGCCGCTAAATAAGCAGCATTTGACCAACTTAACCATTCCATATCAGTTCCCTTTCATTTTAAATATCCAAGCGACAAAACCAGCAAAAACAACACCAACGACAGAAGAAATTCCCTTGAGTCGTTCGAGGCCTTGCTCGTTCCGCCTAACCCGTCCATTAAGTTTTTCAAGTGATGATTCATTTTTGGCTACTGTTTTTCGGATATACTTCAGCTCCACGATAACCGTGTCGCGGTATTTTTGAAGCGGTGTTTTTCTGATATTCGACATACCATATAATGTCTTTTAAAAGGGGTGGCCCAGCTGCACGGTTAGAGTATCGATAGAGCCAGTAATCGATACCACAAGGAGGATTGAGTGATGTGGCAACTGGGCCGGGTATGACGAACAAAACCTTTTCATTAAGATTTGCCGTTTAGGCGGCCTTTGACAAAATTTATATCATCCGTGAGATCATTGAGTTCGTCAATAATTTTTTCGTGTCTGCGATCTGCGGCTGTACTCAGCTGATCCGACATCGCCTCTAAGCGAGAATCTGATCTATTGAAACGGTCGATTAACTTCACAATAATCTCATAATTGGCTTTGCCCTGGTTGTATAAAACTTTCTGTAAAAAAGTTAACAGGCCCCCAATAATCCCAACTATTGCCATTACAATCTTTTCGTCCATCATTCATCTTTTTCTTTGCTGTCCAAGCTTGTTTTTAATCCTTCGATGAAAGCCTGTCTGCCGAATCTTAGCTGAACAATGTTAAACTCACTCGACGCAATCTTCCTGTTGAGGTCGTCTATGTGATTTACCATTGTTTGCTGTTCATCGGTTAAAGATTCGCTGCTATATTCTTTCCCATCGATCGTTAATACCGGCTTTTCTTTTTCTTTTTTAGCCATTTTATTTCCTTGTTGTT